AGAAGTTAGACTACTCTGAGTACGGCAACCTTACTGCTCTATATGACGAGAATCCTCAACTCTATCTTGACTATAACCTTAAAGATACACTGCTCATTCAAAAGATGGAAGATGAAACATCACTCCTGGCTTTGGTAATGACAGTTGCTTATGGTGGTGGTGTAAACTACTCTGACGCTTTTGGTACAGTGGGAATCTGGGAAAGCACAATCTATCGAAGACTCATGAAAGATAAGATCGTTCCTCCCATTAAAACAAGTCCTGGTCAACGAGCAGGTGAACTCGTAGGTGGTTATGTAAAAGATCCGCGGCCGGGCATATATCCTTGGGTTGTATCTTTTGACTTGAACTCACTGTATCCTCACCTCATGTTGCAATATAACATGTCACCAGAAACTTATCTTCCGAATGAACGAGAAGTCGTAACACAAGAAATAGTACTCGGTGATGACTATCAAAACAACAATCCTCGCATGTCAGTTGCAGCTAATGGTGTATGTTTCAGCAATGAAAAACTTGGTATCATTCCAGAAATCATTGATGAGTACTACAACAATCGTTCTCAGATCAAAAAGCAAATGCTTGCAGCTGAACAACAATACGAGATTGAGAAAGATCCTCGAGAACGTGATCGACTAAAGCGAGAAATCAATCAACTACACAACTCTCAGATGAGTATTAAGATTGCTATGAACTCGCTGTATGGTGCTACTGCTAACATCTACTTCTTATACTATATTAACGAAATGGCTGAAGCAATCACCACATCAGGTCAGCTCAGTATTCGATATGCTCAAAAATCTGTAAACGATTACTTGAACAAAGTTCTTAAAACAGAAAACAAAGACTATATCGTCTACATCGATACTGATTCTATTTACGTAAACTTTGGTCCTCTCATTAAAGAAGTATATGGTACTACTAGTATCGATCGAGCCGAAGGTGAGAAGTTCCTAGATCAAATTTGTTCTACGAAGATCGAAAAAGTTATTGAGAAAGGCTACGAGAATCTAGCGAGTAAGATGGGTGCTTATCGAAACGCGATGGTAATGAAACGAGAAAAGATTACTGATCGCTCGATCTTCATCGCTAAAAAGCGATACATTATGAATACACTCAACTCAGAAGGTGTACACTATGACACACCTAAGATTAGTGTTACAGGTCTTGAATCTGTTCGTTCATCTACACCTGAAGTATGTCGTGAAAAGATGAAAGACATCTTCAAAGTAATCATGAACGAAGGTGAGACTGAAACTCAAAAATTCATCGCAGATTTTCGTAAAGAGTTTCGCAATCTACCAGCTGAAGCGATCGCAAAAACTTCAGGCACTGACAATATAGATAAGTACCGCAACAAGCAAACTCTCTACAAGAAAGGTTGCCCAATGCACGTCCGAGGATGTATTCTCTACAATTATTTTCTTGATGAGAAGAAGCTCACTAAGAAGTACGTCAAGGTTCAATCCGGCGATAAGATCAAGTTTCTGTACTTGAAAATCCCTAATCCTCTTCGTGAAAATATGATTTCATTTCCAGGTGTTCTTCCTAAAGAACTCGGGCTAAATGACTATATAGATTATGATACACAATTCGAAAAGGTTTTCCTAAGTCCTATTGAAAACATCCTCGAAGCTCTCGGCTGGTCCTCTGAAAAGGTAAATACCATTGAAGACTTTTTCGCTTAAAGAACAGTTGACATTTACAAAAAACTATGGTATAATGGAGAAAAATTATGAAATTAATTAGATTAACGACTGGTGAAGAAATTATCGCTAGTATTACTAAAGAAACCGAAACTTCAGTTACTGTTGAAGACTCGATTATCTTACTACCAGCAGGAGAAGGTAAGCTAGGAATGGCATCATTTATTCCTTACTCTGATGGTAGCCCTATCGAGATTAGTAAAGCATGCATTATGTTTATGACTAATCCAAATGATGATTTGCGTAGACAAGTTTTGAGAATTACGACAGGATTAGAAGTTCCGACATCAGGCTTAACTTTAGCTTAACTTTATGAAGGAGTAATCTCATGATTACCAAGAATGAAAAAACCGAACTACTTACGATCTTTATGGAAGAATGCGCTGAAGCAACCGTTGAAGCGTCTAAGCTTATTCGATTCGGATCAGAAACATTCGGAGAAGTTCATAAAATGGAAGTAGAGGTTGGAGATCTTTTATGTATGATTGACTTACTCGAAGAGTATGGTATCATCGATCTTCAAGCGGTGAGTGAACACCGTGAGGCTAAGCGTGAGAAACTAAAAAAGTGGAGTGACTTAAAAGTATGATAACAATATATGGAAAACCGTCATGCGGCTATTGCAACATGGCTAAATCACTATGCGAACAGAAAGGCGTTGAATACACTTACTTGTCGCTAGGTGATGATTATGACGCTGATGCGTTCAGCGAGAAGTTTCCGACTGCTAGAACTTTTCCTCAGATTACTGTAGGTGAAGAAGCAATCGGTGGGTTTAACGAACTACGGGAATATTTTGAAAATGCCTAAAGATTGGGTAGCAGACATTCATAACATGCATGAACATTATGGTATGTTAGAACGTTTTAAAAATTTTACAGAAGAAGAGAAGCGCTTGTTTCTCCAATTCCGTGCTAACTTTTTACAAGAAGAACTTGACGAGCTCAAGGCTAATATGGACAACCCAGAAGAAGTCGTAGATGCTCTGATTGATCTTTGTGTTGTGGCTATTGGTACACTAGACACCTACGGTATCGATGCTCATAAAGCGTGGGATGAAGTTCTAACTGCTAACATGAACAAACGAGTTGGTATCAAAGAAGGTCGACCAAACCCACTCGGTCTACCAGATCTCATGAAGCCAGAAGGTTGGCAACCACCTAGCCACGCCGGTAATCATGGAAGGCTACCACTACCAGGTCCAAACAATACTCCAGGAGCAGTGTTTCCGGAATATAACGAACTAGGAGAATAATGATGAAAGAAGCAATGAAAGCAGCTCTAATCGCTCATGCCAAAGGGCACATTGAGAAGCATCGAATGAACGTTGAAGTATACTTCGCCAATCCAGCAGGAATCGGCGATCATCCTGACGTTCTCGAAGCTGTAGAAAAAGAGCTTAAAGTGATTGCTGAGTATCACGACCAATTAGAAGTACTAGAAAAATACTTCAACCACGCTTAAGTATTTCTAATGGCTTACACGAATAGAACATGCCATCACTGTGGTTATCGAGCACCTCAACCACATATGCACAAGCAAACTGTTAAGATTAATGTTGGATCTTCTAGTCCTAAATTATCTAAACGAACTGTTGCTACTAGTTTATTAGGAAGCAAATCAGGTACTAAACAAGTACAAAACTGGTTTTCTGGTAATACTTCTAGACAATATACAAGGAACAGACAAGTTTGGTTGTGCAACGATTGTATAAGTTACTACTCGTCGTCAAACGGAGAAGGATTCTTATATTACCTGAAGGGCATATTCTGGGTTACAGTAGTGTTCTTGGTCATAGGTTTGTTCTTCTCAGAGCCAATTTAGCATAAGTTATTGATTCTTATAGCAAAAAAAGTTGAAAAAAACAGTTGACATTTGCTTTCAAATTGTATATAATGGTATCATAAATTGGAAAAAGGAAAGAAAAATGTTTAGAATACCAGAATTTTACGAAATGGAAATGTCATTTGAAGACGCAGCTCGTACCATCAGCAATAAAGCAAAAGGTGACCTCTTAGAGGGTATGAAGTGGATGGATCAATTATGGTCTGACTACGTAAGCCTACCTGGTGATGAGCAAGACGATGATATGTTTTACGACAATTGGTGTTACGAGCTTAATGCTTATAACGTCGTTTATGAGGGTATGTCTAAACTGTTCGCACCTAAGGAGGCAGCATAATGAGTAATAGTGTTAATGAAGCGATCTTAGAAAGATTAATGGACGAAGTAAGTGAACTTACTACTGATGAACTTCTATCTGAACTAGGTATGTTAAAGACTGAACCGCCTATGAAGATTGAGATTCTTCAAGAGATGGTCGTGCTAAAGAGGTTCGAAGAACTACCCGACGGTCCACAATAAGTTTATTATGGCATATTATGATAGAGTGAATAGCGAGCTCAAGCAGTCTCTTTATGCTGAGCTCGTAGTGAACAACCATCCGATTTACAAGTCGAGTCCTTTTCGAGAAGCGATTCTCGAAAGGCCGGCTGACTTTAATCTCGAACATCTCGTAGAACAAATGATGGCTGCTAACTCTGGTGGTCTATATGAGTTCAATGATGGAGTTCATGAAGACTTTACTGATGAGTCTGAATGTAAGACTGGAACACTCCACGCGAATGGAACAATGGCTGCAGCAGAAATTACGAACGTTCGATCTCAAGACGGAGTACTCAAGCGAGGAGCGATTCGAGCTGTAGTGCTCAATCCTATCTTAGAAAAACTTCATTTCTTTTTCATTCCAAAAGAAGCTGTACAAAAATGCATGCATACTCGAAAGGGAACCCCTACTGTAAGTCGTTCTCTTTGGTTGCGTTATAATAAAGCAAAAAAACAGTTTACAACTCTGAAAAAGTATGGTATAATAGAACATTCAAACTTCAGAGATTTAGCTATGGAGAAAAATGTATGAGTAAACAACAAACACAACCTGAATCAGTCAATGTTCTACAAGAATGTGTAGAACTTCAACTTAAAAAGTCTCGTGATTATCAGAATCCGAACTCGACTGTAAAACAGGCCGACTACTATCCTAATGGTATTGTCACCATTCACGACATCATGCACGCTAAGATGCTTCGCATGAAATCAGTAATGGAAGCAATGCAAGCTTCTGACTATGATCCTAACTTTGAATCTCTCGAAGATTCAGCTAAAGATCTTATCAACTATGCAAGCTTCTTTGTTTCTTATTGTCGCGG